TTTCAAATTTTATTTTTTTTTTAATCACAATAAGCTTTTTTAAATCAGCTTTTTTTTGTAAATTTTTATATTTGTTTGCGATAGTCCGTATATTCATTATGTGAATTTTTAATTATGTAATTTTTTTCTTTTAAAAATTTTATATAACTTTTACTAAAATTAATTCCTCTTTTTTCTATTTTTGATATTTCGACTATCAAATTTTCATAGGTAAAATATTTAATTTTTTCAAAAATAATATTTAATATATTATTATGCTCTTGATCTGAATAATTGCTAAAATGCTTTAATTTATTGCTATCCTGGACCGTTGAATTAATTTGTATAAATTTGTTTTCGTCTATACTATATTTAATTTCAATAGGTACAAAACCGCCCGAACTTCGCAAAAATTTAGGTGAAAGCGTAAAGCTGCCGCCTTCATCCTTTTTAACTTCTAAAGTACTTTGCGCCCATCGATCAGTATTACTCCCTAAATGGCCAAGTGTTTTACCTTCATTTTTACCCGTGTGTAGTATTCCAATTAAAAGTAAATTGTAAATCGTTGTAATTTTCTTTAAAAAATTTACTACCTTTTTACATTCGACCTCTTCATTAAAATTATTAACAATATCCAAAAGACCGTCAAGGATTATAATACTGCATTGAGGCGTATTAATTAAGTAGGCCTCAATCATTAAAATAATAGTTTCGGCGTTTTCTTTTCTTAGGCAAAAAGAATCAAAAAACAAAGGTAAATCTAGCTTATTAGATACCTTTTTAATTCTATCCATGTGTTTATAATAATCATATTCGCTAGATTCCGTATCTATATATAATATTTTATTTCTACCCGGTAAAGTTTGCAACTTCATGCCAAAAATATCGTACGTATTAAAGGCGCTGGCAACTAGAGAAGTTGTAAAAGTACTCTTTCCGCTTTTGGGTAATCCTTTTTAGGTAGGTGGCTTACTTTTAAAGTAAGCCACCTACCCCGCTTATAATAATATAATTTTGCATAGATCCAATATTTTGCCCTTGAATGGATAATAAAATTTGTTCTTTTGGGGGTTCATATCCTCGTTTATAGGCGTTTTTGAGTAGTTCTATGTAAATAGGGTTATTTGTCATTAGAAGTCTATTATATTGTCCATAAATAGGGCTAGCAAGATTAATATAATTACGGTAATAATATCTTTATTTGTTTGGGATAGTTTCATAAATTTTAGTTTTTATAAGTTTAGATATTCAATCCATGCCTTTGCGGATTTTAAAGTTTTAAATTCTCTATTTGATATTGAAACCATGTAAATTTTTCTTTTTGGGTAAAATATAATAGTGTACCCTTTGAATGCGTAATAATCCATTTTTTTAAATTTTAAGGTAAAAAAAATAGCCCTATAAAATAGGGCTTTCAGTTAATTTAACGTCTAAAATATCACAATCAGCAGTTTGTAGAAAACTAATAATATTAGTTGTTTCAACGAATGCAGCAGTAAAAAAAATGGAATTTAATTCGATTGTATAAACATACAAAGTACGGTTTTCATTGGTACCGTAAAAAAACCGAAATGTGGCTTTAATCATTTTTTAAGTTTTGAGGTGAATAATAGAATACAAATATTATATAATTAAATTCATATTACCTAATTTAATTAAATATTTAACAAAAAAAAACGGAGTGTAGAAACACCCCGATTAAATCTCTATCTAATCCTCAAAACTAAAACTATGTCAAAAATAACTTTTTTTCTGCAATCCTCCTATTAACTAGGCCTTGAACTTTTACTCCATCATCAAATACCCAGCGATCAAATTCATTTGCTACGGTTTTTCTATCAGCGCCGGAATTTAATAATTTTAGCATTGTGCTATTACGAAAGGCGTTTATACCCACATTATAAACAAAACTTATAAGAGAATTTAGCTCGTTTTTGTTTAAATAGGGCTTTACTAATTTTTTTATTTCGTTTGCATCCTGCGAGGTAGTCATTTCAAGCCATTTTTGGGCTTGTGCCTGGGTTATTGTATCACCTGGCAATACTTTCCTTTGCTTATCAAAATCATACGTTGATCCCCAACCAATTGTCCAAACCGCTCCGCTATCCTGGTAACTTTTTAAATATAAGCCACCTTCCTTAATTTTTATAAAATTAAGGGCGCTGGCGTATAAGCTACCGGCTTTACTCTTTAAAGTTGCTATTAATACTCCTAACACGACTAAAACAATTATATTTTTACTTTGCTTGTTCATTTAACGTGCTTGTATGATCTTTAGCAGCCCATCCCAGCAGTAATAAACCTAGCGCCCTTATTAGTTGCTGAATACCATTACTTACCGGTATAATGTCAGCGCTTGCAGCTAAAACGCCGCCTATGGTGGTTTTCCAATTTTTCATAACTTATTGTTTTGTCAAATAATCAAGTTTTGTTTCAATCCTGGCTAACTTGTCGATAATTTCGTATTTGTCGTTTTTTACCTCTTTTAAATCAGTTTCTATTTCTGATAATTTCTTTTTAGTACTTCCGTACCATGAACCGACAAAGAGAATAAATCCTAACAAACTAATAAAATAAAAGACATTTTCAATATTTAAAATCATTATATTAAATTAATGTAATTCCTAATTGATTAGCTGACCAATTGTAAATAAAATCATTACCGTTATTACTTGTGTTATAACTTTGGTAATCAATTCCATTTAAATTTAAATTACCGTCTTGTAAAGTTGCATTTTCTGCGCTTATTAGTTTGTAGTAAATAGTTACATTAGTACTAAAATCATCACTACCTACACAATTTAAATATATTGCAGTACCTAAATTTAAAGGAAATATTACTGGCTTAATTTCTTTCATTTTATTTTATTTTAATATCCTAATTTTTGATAAACATATCTAACATTAAAAGTGCTTCCGGCTGTTTGTGTTGCTTGTAAACTATTACCGCTTAAAGTTAAAACTAATTGCGCGCCATTTGTTTGCTGCATTATTCTAGCCGTAGTACCATCAAAAATAATTATAGCGTAACTGCTATATGTAATTGGCGCTGATCCTCCATCGGGTAAATCAACATAAAAAGTATATAAACCATAAGTAGTAATAGTAAATAAAGTAGTAGGGGTTGCATTTAAACAAGATACCAAACCATTATTTGTATAATTACTTGTACTTTTTACTGATCCGGAAACCTGCAATTTATTAACTGTGTCATCCGTTAATGATCCTAATAATAAATTTCCTGCAATTCCAGTAATTGCCATTAATGGGTTTCCTATTAGAGCGTTTAAATCAACTGCCGTTGAAGCTGATAAAATAAATTTACCAAAAAGATTGCTAGTATTTCCTCCAGCGCCATTACTCCAGGCAAAATTTCGAGAAGCTCCACTATTATTATCATAAAATTGTATAGAAGAAACATTTGTTAAACTACTTCCATTACCTGCAATGTCTAATTTTGAAAAATTTCCATTGGCGTTATTTATTGATAACGTTGCTGTCAAAGTAGCATTACCGGTTGTTTCATCTAAAGTTAACCGTTTAACACCACCTGAATATAATTCTAAATTTTTTAATGAATTTATTACAGTTGCATAGGCCGTTGCACCAGTTGAAATACCACCACTAGCCGAACCGTTTAGACCAAAAATAAAACTTCCGCTTGTGTTTTGTGCTTTATTAGCAGTCCATCCCGTAGTTGCGCCATTATTTTGTAAATAAAATAAATTGTTACCCGTTTGTATATTTGTAACCCCACCTAAATTAGTTATTCCGTTTACATCTAAATTGTAGGATGGCGCACTTTGATTAATACCAACAAAACCAGAAAAATAAGTATTATTATTTGCGCTATTTATAGATATAGCATTTGTTGCTAAAGTTACATTTAATATATCAAAAGTATTTGTAGATGAATTACCAATCCGCCATTTTGCTACTGAAGTATTTAAAAAAGAAATTAAAGATTGATTTCCTGCTGTATTATTTAAAGCTAAAATAGCAGTTGTAAGAGCACTATGTAAATCTAAAACATTACCAGGTGTATTTGTACCAATTCCTAATCTATTATTAGTATTATCAAAAAATAAATTTGCGTTATCTTCAGTTATTAAATCAGCAGTACCAACAAAAGCAACCGAACCGGGTGTTAAACTTGTAATTGTTAAGGTATTTGAACTTATCCCGCCCGCCGTTACTGATATACCTACATTTGATGTATTGCCGTTTGTGGTAACTTGTTGTAAAGTTCCAGCGCCGCTGCTAACATTTGCAATCAATACCCAGGCTGTGCCAATATCTTCATATATTGCGGATGTATCATTTGCAATAAATAATCTACCCACAAAACCCGGCGCAGGCCTATTTGCAAAAGTATCCGTATAAATTGCCGGGCTTCCTTTTTGATTTAAAACATTTACATTATATGAAAATCCCATATATTAGTATATTTTTTTAACTACTATTAAATTATTTTGTCCGACTCCGGTAAAATTAATTTGTAAAGTAACTGACGTAAATTCGTTTTCGTTGCCATCAATTACAAAACTTTGTGATGGCGCTAAAGTAACGTTTTCAATAATTGCTGTTGTAGTTCCTGAATTAATAAAAATAATACTGTTACAGTCCGTAGGAATGGATTGAGGCGTATTATAAGCAATAAATACGGGCGTGTATTGTGTCATAATTAGCAGGTATAAATTTGTTTTAAAATTGCTTTATTCTTACTATTAAAGTATGCCAATTGCTTAGGATTTAAAACTTCAGCAGGTGTTGGCTGAATTTGTTTTTTATCAAAATAAGTTGGCGTTACAATTGCAAACGGTGGTAAATTAATACTTTTTAGTTTGTTTAATTGATCTATATTCCCTTCAGGTTGGGTATTTTTATAAACTTTGTATAAAAGATAAATTATTGCCCCATAAATTAAATATTCGCTAGTTTTCATTATTTAAAAATTATATCGTTATTATATAAATATCCCGTTTTAACTGTATTATTAGCTGTAAAAGTTACTTTAGTATATGGTAAATCCTGATCTTCCTCTAAA